ATGTTTTACCTGCTTGAAGATGTGCTTTGATTAGTTTCGTCTGCGACTCCATTGTATTTCTCCTCTAAGTATTTCCAGAACGATGCTTTGAATGCTTGGTTAAGAATTGTATCTATGTCTCGCATGATATTCTCCCATCGCCACCGCATTCACTACATGTAACTATAGTTGAACTCTCGTATCCAATGTCACGATCAAAGCCTTGTGGATGCCAAGTTACTTTTTCTAAATCACCATCGCCACCACACTCAGTACATTTAACTGAATCCATGTCGATAAACATTTGTTTTAGTTTACCCAATCGTCAATCTCCTCTAGGTTTAATTGATAGTTTGCTTCCCAAGCTTCATTAGCTTCATTAATAAACTGAACTAAATTAAAGTCATCGCACTCACTGGTCAAAGCAGTAGCTATTGCTTCGATACCTGTAGGCCAATGAACATGTGGACATATCTGTTCAGCTATAAATCTAAGTTGATGAGGTTTGAATTGCATTTTGTCTTGAGACATTTGTTAACTCCTCCATTGAAATAAAAAACTTTACATGCACAAACCCACCTTGCATTGATGATATTGCGTAATCATGTGGGCATGTCTTGAGCCACTGTAATAGTGACTCAATGTTTTGAACTTGTACTGTAATCATAGATCATACCACCTGTCTGAACTCATTGCTTTTGCAATCTCATTTTCTCGTAAGCGTCGAGCATTCTCTGGATTGCCCAAGTGATCTGTATGTGTAGCCCACTCAGTCAATGTATTATACAATGCCCATTGATTGTTACCAATGTGTGCTCGATTGCCATCCCACATACGCAAGAGATCTTCGCGTCTACTCTTATTGAAGTGAGCATACTGTGGATTGCCTCGTTGTTTTGTCTTACACAATGCATCATTTAGAAATCTTTCAGCATCATCATTAGTTATCTTCCAATTGATATAAGATTTAAACAAAGCATCTGAATCTTTGAATGCTTCAAGACCTGCTTGAATCTTAGCTGCTGATGATTGAACAGATACATTAGTAGTATGCTTTGCCCAAGTCTTAGCTACAGTATGTGGTGTAGTGCAGCCATTCATACACCAAAGACGCAAGCCTTCAGCTTGTTGTTGGAATGCCCAACTAGCATCGTATGAATTATAAAACTGAATGCGAAATGTAATGATGTCGTCAAGCTGTGGTTCTATCTTGAGGTCAGGAAAGTTTACTTCACCTCGTAGCTTACGACCACCATCAACAAGATGAAACCTTTCCTCGTAGCTAGTGCCAAGAGTGTTAGCTGTTTCATCAATAGAATCCATAATACTATTGACTACATCACTGTGAGTAATGATCTTGTACTTGTCGCCAAGTCCACGGCTCATGTGTTCGCCAGTGTCAGTGCGTACAACCACACGATTACCTTCGATCTTACGACCAGTACGATCATAAGTTTCTTGTAGTTCTACTGGGAAATCCCAAGTAGGATTAGTAAAGTCCAACATGTTTAACTCCTATGTAAATGTTGATATAAAAATAAATAGTAAACCAAATATGATAATAGCTTTTGCTAACTCAATCATAATATCAAATGCTTTTTTCATTCGTTAATGTACTCCGTTATAGTTGCGTCAAAGTTTGAATGCTGACGGGAAGTGACGCCCCCTCTCCGCATTTGCAATGCTTGAGGTGGGAGATTAGGTTGACGCTTGGTTGTTAAGAAAGGGGCAGCTGATTGCTACCCCTTGTTGGTGGCTATCTACGCCACCCTTGCTTTGAGAGCTGCTAGTCTTTCTTTTGACATCTTTGCAGGTGCGATCTTTTTAGGTGCAGCTTCCCAAGATTTACCTGTTACTTGTTCATAAACACTAAGGTCAGCCTCATGTCTGGTTTCAAGTAATGCTAGTTCATCTTCGATATTATCTATAAGCTTTTGCAATCTATCCAGTTGGATTGGTGATATTACTGAGCCATGTTTGCGAGCTAATTCTACTGCTTCACCATTTGCAATAACTTCATACTCAGCCAATCTATCAGCTAACATTCTTTTCTTATAGTCGAGAGAGTTCTTTGAGGTATAGCATTCGTCTTTGGCGATGCTTTCGATAAAGCGCTCATTCGGTGCAACATCTTGTAGTCCGTTAAACCAATCTAGAACGGCAAGCTTTCTTTCTACGAGTGTAAGTGTTTTCTTAGTCATAATTGTATTCTCCAAGTTATATTTGCGAGGACCATCCTCGACACAGACCTTAACAAGACAGCAGAGAAAACCTGTCCACGACAGGTTGTTATTCGCAACTTCTTCCCACACCAGTTGACCTAGCCACAACTAGACACAGCAACCACAAGAACAATCTAGCCAATGCAAAAGGGAAGTTGTTGCGAATGACTTTTCTCAGTTGTCAAGGTCTTTGGCGAGGATGACCGCAGCTTATAGCTTGGGGGATACATGCAATGACTGAGAGAATACTGGAGTGAGGAAGGAAGAAAGCTTGTTGTTCTAGATCCCTTTATAGAGTCTTATAGTATGATTGTTGTTGCGTATGTGTCATTTGTGCGTTGACAAGGGTTTATACTGCTGTGCTATGAAAGGGGGAGAGAGGGAGAGGGGGTTCAATGCAGGAGATAAAATGACACAGATTGCAGTAAAAACTAAGCGTGATCTAACTGATAGACAACGTAGATTGGTTGAAGCGTATGTAGCAAATGGTGGTAACTTGACAAAGGCTGCACATGAAGCAGGATACGCTGAAGGCAATAGCGGTAGAGTCTCAGCATACAAGGCTATGAAAACTGCACATGTGCGAATGTACCTGATGGAAGCAATGAGTGAAGCATTTGGACTAAGTGCAGCCAAAGCATTAGGCAGAGTAGTGCAGTTATCAGGTGGGGCTAAGTCAGAGTATGTGCAGCTTGAAGCATCGAAGGATCTGTTAGATCGTGCTGGGTTTAAGCCTATAGATCGCTCACAGGTGCAGGTAGCTGGGGATATTAAAGTGTCAATCGACTTGTCGTGACGGGGGTGGGGTCAAAAACTGCGCGTTACATAGTGACAGGGGTAACTCACTAGCATTTTTTTCTAGAAAGGTACGAGATGAAAAAGATACACAAGAGTTCTACAGGTGGGTTAACACCAGAGGGTAGAAAATATTTTAAACGCACTGAGGGTGCAGATTTAAAGCCTCCTGTTTCTAGGGGGAAGAATCCAAGGCGTGTATCTTTTGCTGCTAGGTTTGCAGGGATGAAAGGTCCGATGAAGGATGAGAAGGGGAAGCCTACTAGGAAGGCGTTGGCATTAAAGAAGTGGGGGTTTGGGAGTGTTGCTGCTGCCAAGTCATTTGTTAGAAGGAACAGGCAGACATGAGTAAAGTTAATCAGGCAGGGGTTTACACGAAGCCTAAAATGCGTGAGAGTTTATTTAAGTCTATTAAAGGTAGGGCTACTCATGGCACTGCGGCAGGACAATGGTCGGCTCGAAAGGCACAGTTGCTTGCTAAGACTTATAAGGCTAGAAGTGGAGGGTATAAAACATGAGACGTTCATTGTTTAGTATTTTAAAAGATAAAAAAGAATTAAGAAATGATATTAATAAACAAATAGATAGTTTAGAAGAAGAAGGTTTTGACGCTGTTCAAGATATGAATGCAGCAGGTACGTCCAAGAGAGAAATATCAAAAGAAAAAGCTAGAGGTAAAAAATTAAAGTCTTTAGGGATTCGTTTAAAAAATATTGATAAGACTATAAACAAAATAACAGAAGATTTAAAAGACAAGACAAAGCCTACCGAAAGTAAAAAAACCAAGCTTAAAGATTTATCAGGGCGTGGTAGAAGAATAAGTGGTGGTGGTGGCATGATGACTACCTTTAAGAAAGGGAAAAGTCTTATAGAAAAGATGAAAGACTTGTAATGAGAGCACCACAACGTTCATTACTAAACTGGGGAAAACAGAAGTGGAGAACTAAGTCTGGTAAGAAGTCTAGCGAAACTGGTGAACGCTACTTACCTTCTAAGGCTATCACTGCTCTTAGTGATGCTGAGTATCGCGCTACAACCAGAGCCAAACGAGAGGGTAAGGCAAAGGGTAAACAGTTTGTGGCTCAACCGAAGAAGATTGCTAACAAGGTAAGGAGATATAGAAATGCCTAATGTTAATGGAAAGAAGTTCCCGTACACTAAGAAGGGAATAGCTGCGGCTAAGAAAGCTTCAGATGAAAAGAAGAAGCCTGTAAAGAATAAGAAGA